GCATAGGTTCTACATCAGCACCTGTTGAAGTTGGTATTGCAAGTTATAGTGACACATATGATGCTGCATATTGCTTTATTCAAGTTTCTGATACCACAAATGGAAGATATGAAGTCTCTGAGGTGATTGTTATTGATGATTACAACGATGAAAATCCAGAAGATGTTCAACTCATTGAATATGGAAACGTACAAGTTGGATCTGGTGCTTTTGCTGGACTCGGTACAGTCAGTGCAAGAAGAGCTGATGATGGATCTAATTATACTGAGGTTACGTTTACACCTGATGCAAATGCGGATGTTGAAGTCAAAACTATTATGACCGCATTGAGACCTGAAGAAAATACTTCGGTAACTCCTGGTGGTAGAGCTGCAGGTGGAGAATCTGAAATTACATTTGGTGAAAATGCCAGTATTGAAAACGGATTTAGTCTGTATGAAGGAACTTTGACCACCATTAAGAGACAGTTTAACTTACAGCACAATTCGTTAGATATTTTTAGAAGAAATATCGATGGTTCTTCTACAAATATCGTTGATCTGTCTGAAAACACTCTTACGATTCCGAATCACTTCTTTGTTACTGGTGAAGAATTAGTATATGCTCCTTCCACTGGAATCGGGACCCATGCAATTGGTATTGCAAGAACAACATTTGTTGGTGTTGGATCTACAACTCAATTACCATCATCTGTATTTGTCATCAAGCAAAGTGACAATAAAATCAAGTTAGCAAGATCTGCAGAGGACGCTCTCAAGAGAATTGCAGTTCCTTTGGATCTGACTAGCGTTGGTGTTGGAACCTCTCATAGTTTTACTGCTAAGAATCAAAATCAAAAGGTTCTTATTTCGATTGACAATGTTATTCAGTCCCCAGTTGCTGGAACTTCAGTAACCACTTCGTTGGCAAAATCTGTTACTGTTTTAGAAGACATAATGACATTTAGTGGCATTACTTCATTCTTTGGTGCAGATTATGTGAGGGTTGGAGCTGCAGACACTGGTGAAATCATGAAGATTCTGGGTGTTGGTATTGGTACAACAAATGGAATTAAAGTCCAAAGAGGTTGGATGGGAACCAATATTGCTGCACATTCATCCGGTGCCTTAGTTACTAAAATTAGAGGTAATTATAATATTGTTGATAACTATATCAACTTTATTGAGGCACCAAATGGTAAAAATCCAATTGGAACTGTAACTAACCCACCATCTGAAAGAGATTTCATTGGTATAACAACATCTGCAAGTTTCAATGGAAGAGTTTTTACAAGATCAGGTGTAGTTGCAAGTTCTAATGAAACTTATGCTGATAATTACCTTTATGATGATATTTCGCAGCAATTTACTGGTCAAGATAAAGACTTTAATCTAACTGTAAGTAACGGAACTAATGTAACAGGTATATCTACAAACAATGCTGTGTTATTGATTAATAGCATATTCCAGTTACCAGGAAATAATGGAGATTATACTCTTACGGAATCTAGTGGAATTTCTTCCATAAGATTTACTGGAACTGCAAGTTCTGTTTCTTATGATGTTAATAATGCAAACATCCCTGTGGGTGGTGTTATTGTTTCTGTTGGTTCTTCTGCAGGATTTGGTTATCAACCACTTGTATCTGCAGGAGGAACGGCTATTGTTTCCGCTGCTGGAACAATTACATCAATATCAATCGGAAATACTGGTTCTGGATACCGAAGTGGAATTCAAACAGTAAATGTTGGTGTTGGAACATCTTCAACTGGAACAGCGAATATTGAATTCATTGGAACGGCTGCAATAAGTGGTGGCCATATTGTTAGCGTTGCAATTACTAACCCTGGTACTGGTTACACAACCACAAATCCACCATATGTGGTCTTTGACGCACCTTTGAATTATGACAATATCCCACTTTCTTACTCTTCAGATTCTCCAGGAACTGGTGGAGCACAAGCAAAGATTGACGTTGTAGTTGGTCAGGGATCTAGTGTAATTGAATTTAGCATCTCCAACACAGGATATGGTTATGGTGTTAATCAAATACTAACACTTCCAACTGGCGGAGCAACAGGCATCCCAACCACGTCTTCCTCCAATTTTGAAGAATTTAAAATTACTATTCAAGAGACTGATGGTGATATATTTACAGCTTGGTCTATTGGTCAACTTCAAGTTCTTGATAATTTCTCAAACCTCTTTAATGGATTTAGAAAAACATTCCCATTAACTTTAGATGGAAATTCATTCTCTATTCAAGCTCTGCCAGGATCTCTGGTAAAAGTTCAAGACACTCTGCTTATTTTTGTTAATGATATTTTACAAGTTCCGGGTGAATCTTATTTCTTTGAAGGTGGTAGTAATATAACTTTTGAGGAAGCTCCTAAAGTTGGAGATTTGCTTAAAGTTATATTCTATAGGGGAACTGGTGGTGCTGATGTTGTTGACAGAGACATTATTGCAACTGTTAAAGTCGGTGATGATCTGACAATTGGATATGATCGTGATCTAAAACAAACTCCACTTAATCTCAATCAAACTAAGTTCTTACAAGAGGAAACTCGCACAGTTAGTGAAGTTACTTCCACAAGTTCTGTTGATACCAATCCATATGATGGACGTGGTTTAAGTGGTAACACTAGAATGACTAGACCAGTTAAATGGTGCAGACAAACTGAAGACAGAGTTGTTGGTGGTAAGGAAATTAGTAAGAATAGAGAACTTTACAATGCTAATATTTTCCCAACAACATATCTCCTCAAGTCTGTTGGTATTGGTTCAACAATCGTTAATGTTGATAATGTGAGACCATTCTTTAACGCTAAGAATGAAAATAAAGTCAGCACCGACTTCCAAAAAGATATTATAATTATCGACAAGTCGGAAAAAGTTGCTGCTGCAGCGACTGCAGTTGTAGGAGTTGGAACTACGGTAACCTCGATTGTTATTTCTGAGGGTGGTAAGGGTTACACTAGTGCTCCTCTCGTTTCTATTCAAAATCCAGTTGGATTGGGAACAACACAAAGAGCAACAGCCACTGCAACAATTTCTAATGGAACAGTAACTTCTATTTCTGTTGATACTGGTGGGGTTGGATATGCACAAACAACGCATCCTCTTGTTCTTATTGGACCTCCAACTTTCTTGACTGAAACAAACACGATTGATTCTTATTCTGGAGACTTTGGTATCATTACTGGTATCGGAACAACTTCACTTGCAGGAGTTGCTGTAACAGGTCTTGTACTTGATCTTGTTATTCCAGTTGATTCATTCCTCAGAGATTCCGCCATTACTCAACCATCTGCGATTACTGCTAGTGGAATTACTACAGGTGACCTCTTTACGATTAGAAATTCAAATGTTGGTCATGGTTTAACATCTCTAGATGCCAGCAACGGAGTTGTTGGTGTTGGAACGACATATATTGATGGGGTCTTTAGAGTTGCTCATGTCACCACTGGTGTTACAACAGACACTCCAGGATTTGGTTCAACTACAGTAACTCAAGTTGTTGTGAGTGTAAATAGTTTGAATGGATTAACTGGTTTGGCGGCTAGCAGTTTCTATGGTGAATATAGTTGGGGTAAACTGATACTTACTGATAGAAACAAAAATCAAGCATATACAGTAAATACTTCCAATGGTATTACTGGTATTGAGACTGGACCTGTTGTCAACAGAGAAAAATCCTTAAAAGTTAAAAGTTACTCTACGTAATTCCTACTAAATAAAGAAAAATCTACTAAAATGGCTGCAATTATAACTGATCAGATCAGAATATTGAATGCAAAGAATTTTGTAGCGGGTGTGACGACATCTGATAATTCTTATTATGCGTTTGTCGGATTACCTAATCCTACAAGTATTCAGTCAGATTGGGATGATGATCCCCCTGGGCCAACTGATAATTTTAGTTCATTGAACGATGTTTGGGACACAACCATCGCAATGAAGAAGATAACGAGTGAAGATATAAAACAGGTAGTAAGAAAACTAAATTGGTCTTCAGGAACAACATATGATTACTATAGACATGACTATAGTATCACTAACGTTCCAGCAAATGCTAGTGGAACTGCCTTATATTCTGCAAATTACTTTATTGTCAATAGCGACTATCGAGTTTATATCTGCTTGGATAATGGAGAGAATCCAGAAAATCCAGATGGTAGACCATCTCTTGATGAACCAACTTTTACTGATTTAGAACCAAGAGCTGCTGGAACTAGTGGAGATGGATATATTTGGAAATATCTTTATACGATTAAACCATCGGAACTGATCAAGTTTGATTCTACAGATTATATGCCAGTTCCCTTAGATTGGGAAACTAGCACTGAAAACGCTGCTGTCAGAGATAATGCTATTGATGGTAGTATTAAAACAGTCATCATCAAGAACAGGGGAGTTGGATTAGGAACTGCAAATAGAACGTATACCAGAGTTCCAATTAAGGGTGATGGAAGTGGTGCTGAATGTACTGTTGTAATTAACAATGATCAGCAAATTGATAGCGTAACTATCTCGAATCAGGGTAAAGATTACAGTTTTGGAAATGTAGATTTAGTTGCTGGTAATGTTCCAACTGGAACTACAACCCCAACTCTTGATGTTATTATTTCACCTCCAGGAGGCCACGGAAAAGACATCTACAGAGAACTTGGTGCATCAAATGCACTTCTCTATGCACGAATTGAAAATGATGATGAGAATCCAGATTTTATCACTGGTAATCAAATTGCAAGAATTGGAATTGTTAAAAATCCAAAAGCATATAATTCAACCTCCACTCTTTCATTATCAAAAGCAAGTGCTGTTTATGCAATTAGATTAACTGGTGCAGGGTATAGTTCGGCAACATTCACCGCAGACTCTTTGATTGAACAAACAGTTGGAACTGGGGTAACAGCAGTTGGAA